GGCATACAAAGCACCATATGGCGTTCCTGTCTCAGTAATAGAGTTTACAGTTCCACCAAAGTTCAAGGCAAGTACATTAGAAGATGCAGTAACTGTTGGAGCAGACTGACTACCTGTATACGTTGCCCATGTTAATCCAGCGCCAGAAGTTCCCTGTGCACCTTGAGTACCAGTTCCAGTAGTACCTTGAACACCCTGCAATCCCTGTACACCCTGTGCTCCATTAGAACCAGAAGTTCCTTGAGTACCAGCACCTGTCGTACCTTGTACGCCTTGAATACCTTGTGTTCCAGTCGTACCTTGTGAACCGTTGGCTCCATTAGTTCCAGATGTTCCTTGAGCACCAGTGGTACCAGTAGTACCCTGTGAACCCGTAGCACCTTGACTTCCCGTAGTACCAGTCGTACCCTGTGATCCTGTTGCACCTATAGTTCCTTGAGCACCACTAGAGCCTGTTGCACCCTGTGTTCCTGTTGTACCCTGGCTACCTGTAAGGCCTTGAGCTCCAGTACTACCAGTCGCTCCTTGAGCTCCAACTGCACCAGCACTTCCCTGTATACCTGTAGTGCCCTGAACACCCTGTGTACCTGATGCACCAGTCGTTCCTTGTGCTCCAGCACTTCCTGTAGATCCCTGAATACCAGTTGCACCTTGAGTACCTGCAGTGCCCTGTGATCCAGCAGAACCAGCAGCGCCCTGTGCACCTGTTGTACCTTGAATAGATGAAGACCAATACGGTGTACCTGTTGTACCCTGTGTTGTCAATACCTGACCAGCTGTACCATATGATGGGGTAGTGCCTAATCCAAATGCACCAGTACTATTGATAGCGAAAGCTAATGTGTGCGATGTAGTATCACCAACATAGAACGTAATCTTACCACCGGTTGCGCTTGTCGATAGACCATTGTAAAAGCTTATATCACCGCCATTGCCGCTGCCTAGGTTGGCGCCGCCGGCTAGTGTTATAGTACCAGCAGCAAGATTAGACTTGCTATTACCTGCGTAGACACTTACAGGCGCTCCAGAGATACTGCTTGATGTGTCAGTAGATGCACCAGCTGAGATTGTAAGAGATGGTGCAGTACCAGAGCTCACACTACCTGTTGTGATTGATGCAGAATGTGATGCAGATGGCGATAATGTGAGTGTGTTACCAGCTGGATTGTACTGAAGATAGCTTTGTGCAACATCTACAGCGGTCAACGTACCACTATCTAACGTGGTAAATACAACATTATAGTTTGTATTTGTACCACCAACGTCTGTAACGGTAGCTACAGCACCAGTTGTACCCTGAACGCCTTGACTTCCAGTACTTCCTTGAATACCTGTAGTTCCTTGTACTCCCTGTGTTCCTGCTCCTGTTGTACCCTGGCTGCCGGTAGTTCCCTGTACACCTGTACTTCCTTGAATACCTGTAGTTCCTTGAGAACCATTTGTACCAGATGTACCCTGAACACCTTGAGTACCGGCGCCAGTGGCACCTTGCGTTCCCAATGCACCCTGGATACCGGTAGTTCCTTGACTTCCAGTTGTACCTTGTATACCTTGAGCGCCTGTTGTTCCCTGAATACTATTTGTCCATGTTGGTGCTTGAGCACTGCCATTGGATGTCAACACTTGACCGACAGTACCATATACAGGTACAGCAAAGTCGGTTGAAAACGCACCATATTGGTTAACCAATAACCCCTTATCAACGGAGGATGCCAGTAACGCCACTCCACCGTAACCTGCCATACCAATAATGTTGTTACCTAGGCCTAGGCCACCACCCGTGTAAATACCTCCACCACCCGTCGTAGCATCATTGATGGTAATATTTGGAACGGTCCCACCTAGTGCTAATGTACTTGAACTATCTGTCCACGTAAAGTTACTGCTTGCACCGAAGTTACCTGCATTGTTATACTGAATCTGTGTATTACTTCCAGCTACTGTGCTACTACCAATAGCTGCCCACTTTACACCAGATGTTGTCGTATGATCAGCCATCAACACGGTACCATCTGTACCAACGTTTAATGTAGTGTCTGTACTACTTCCTGTACCAACAATCAGATCACCCTTAGCTGTAAATGAGCTAAGCTTTACTTGTGCATCATTTGTTACATTACCGAGTCCAACTTGTGCTGCAGTATAGTCACCTGTATTAGCTACAACAGCACCTGTTCTACCAAATACGCTCGTGACAGGATACGTAATAGCATTAGAACTTGCAGCGGTAAGTCTTCCCTTACCATCTACTGTAAACGTTACTGTATGTGTTGCATCACCATATGTACCTGATGTAACGGCTGTATTTGCTAATGTTGTGGTAATAGCTGTTGTACCGCTTCCTGTAACATCACCGCTTAATGTGATCGTTTGGTTACCGCTAATAGGAGTAAATCCTAATGCTGTTGTAACATCAGATGAAGATAATGTAACTGCACCTGTACGTGTGTTAAATGAAACAACACCGGTATTACTTACAACTACGGCTCCTGTTGTTGGAGATACGCTAATGCCTGAACCACTACCAGATACTGATGTCACCGTACCAGGTGTTGTTGTCCATGTTCCATCTGCACGTAAGAAGTTTGTTGTTCCACCACCAGACGCAGGTACAACACCAGCAGTAGTGCTTGTAAACACATTTGGAGTTACGGAAATATTACCACTTGTTGTTACTGCTGAACCCATTGTCAATGCAGCTGCATATGTACCTGAGCTTGTCAACCCTACAGAAGTGACAGTTCCTGTACCACTTGGTAGGTCTGCTGTAACTAGTGATCGAAACTGTGGTTGTGCAGCACTTCCTGAACTTGGACCAGCAAATACCTTGTTAGCTGACTGAGTATTGAGTGTCAGTGTAAGTGTACCAGCTGTTGTAACTGGACTACCTGAAACAGTGTAAATAGCTGTTGAACTTGCATCTGCCAGTGCAACAGACGATACACTTCCAGAACCACCACCAATAAGGTGTCCACCAGCTGTTGTTCCGTCCTGAACATAAACCTGCCACGTATTAGTGTCAACAACTAGTTCACCTGGCGCGCCGATGAAACTAGTTACAGGATGTCCCCTACGGATTTGTAATGTTGTGCTCATATTTTGTCCCTAATAGTGTATTTATCACTTACGGTGCCGTTCCCATGTTCAGTTGTACGTTAGATGTATTTGTGATAGATTTCATGTCCAATACTGCGAATATTACCGTATCTGTGATCAACCCACAATCTAGATCACCAGAAAACGATGCAGAAACTAGTAGATTTGGATCAGCCCATGTACCATCTGCTTGTAAATAGTTGGTTGTTGGTGTTGAGATACCCGGTGCACTCACAATACCAGACTGTACTGTGGAGAATGTATTTTCTACGTCAACAGGATACCAATACGTGTAGAAATAGTCAGAGTTATTATATACAAACGATGCACTTCTACCGTTATCTAGATGTAAGGCTTGATAAAATGGTGGCGGTAATGGAGCACTTGGTGTTACGCTAGGACCACCCAGAGGAGTTGTACCGATAACGGTGACATTGAATGCGTTTCCATATGTCATTATTGTAAACTTCTGACCTATGAATGGGTTATTTGGTAAATACACGGTGCCAGTTGTACCTGCATTCTCAATATATAAGTTCAATATTGATGTTGTATCTGCTGCTGTGTACGTCCAGCTTCCAGTAGCGGTAATGATAGCCCATTCTAATGGACCTGTTGCACCACTAGCCCACTTTGGTACAGAATATGGACCGGTCGACATCAGCACTTGACCGCCTACACCAGTATTCTGTGTATAATCGAAACCTAATGCACCATATTGGTTAATACTAGCGCGTAATATATTATTTGTTGAGAATGTTATCTCACCGGTGTTAGCCATCGATGGCGTGCCGGCTTTGATATCAACATTACCATATAGCCCTCTATAAGGTGCACCCATATATGGCACCCCAGCTGCGCCTGAAGCTAATGTAAGATTACCTGTACCTGTTCCATATCCGGCTCCTGGTTGTCCAGCTTGTATGACAAGATATGAGTCAGCTTGAGACTCTATAATACCAGCTCCAGCAGTAACACCAGAAGCTGCATTACCAATACGTAATGTATCTAACCCGGGATTAAACTGTAGCGTCTCCTGACTTACGTCTAATGTACCAATACGGCCGGTTGTAGCTGATGTAAACGTTGGATAATACCATTGGTTATTTGTTACATCTGTTACTGATACTGTTGGATAATCCCACACAGGCACACCGCCCTCAGATGTTATAACTTGATAACTTGCACCAATACCCAACCGATGGAATGTCAGTGTACTATCTGCATACAACATGTCACCAACTGTATATGTGTTATATCCTGTACCACCATTGGCAGCTATTAATGTACCTGATAGTACAACATTACCAGTCGTCGCGGTAGATGGTAACAATCCAGTTGTACCACCACTCCAGCTATTAACAATGTCACTCCATGCAGGAACACCACTAGTTACAACTAGTGCCTGATTTGTTACACCTATAGGTAGTGCGGATAATACATTACTTGCACTTGCGTATATCGTATCACCAGTATTATATGTATTAATACCCGTACCACCGGATATTGGACCTAGTACACCGGATAATGTAACTGCGCCATTTGTAGCTGCACTAGGTGATAACCCTTGCAACGTTGTTTGGAATGACAATACACCGGTGTTATCGATCTCGATAGTACCGTTTCCGTTAATAACAGCAATACCAGCACCATATGATAGGTTTGCAGCTACTGGCAGTCCTGCACTATTACCTATCAACAACTGACCGTCTGACGTTGTTGCAGAGCTAACTACATTACCAACACTGTTGGTGTAAATAAATGCACTTGGGGTCAACCCAGAGATGGTAAATGAACCAGCCGTTAGGTGATCTACAACGATTTCGTTATCGACATATAATGTCTGATTAGGTGCATCATACCAAAATGTAGGAGTACTAATAAAGTTACCATTACCATCTGAATATTGTATTGCACCTTGAGCACCTGCAGCTAATGTCTTTAACGAACCCCAATAATATGTACCTAAACCTGTTGTTAGTAGTGCTTGACCTGCTTGAGCAGCAGTGCTTCCAGGTAATAGATTGTTCAACGTTGTATTTGGGTTACTGAATGTGATCTGGTCAGATACATTCATAGTAACAATGTTTAACGTGTGGGATCCTGGGTTGTACCAGAAGTTCAACCCATCTCCACCAAATGCGCCACCGTTATCGAACTGTACGCTATAGTTAGGACCTGCAGGTGTGCCACCACCGCCTCCACTACTTACAGTGTTTGCATTTACCAAGACCTGAAGATTGTCGAACCAACGGTACCACTCCGTATTCATTACGGAGATTTCCGGGTACATCTTAGTCTTGAACGGTGGTGGTGGTAGATTCTGTGCCATTAGTTCTTCCCAAAGTCGAACCAGAGACTTGCACCGCTAATATCAGCTAATGTTCCTGTATCAGTTACACGAAATACAGCATTTCTTGCAATACCAAACCCAAACTCTTGTACATAGTTTTGATATTCACCTACTGCGCCTAGACTACCTACGCGTGGATCACCATATGTCTTACCACCGTCGTCAGAAAACTCTATCTGATATTGTGGAATAACCACCTGACTAGTACCTGGTGCTGGTGTATAGTCAACCTGCAGTGCAGCATATCTGTTACGTGTTATAGCATTACTCACGTGAGGAGATGTGCGAATACGTGTGATAGGCATGCCATTATCCGTTGCATTTGTGTCATCATAGCAGTATAGATTACCTGTACTCATATCACCAGTAAGGTGTTTATTGAGGTAATATGCATGTCCTTGAGCAATACTACGTGTTGCCTTAATACCTGCACTATATTGTCTCTTATGCCATCCTTGACTTGCATTCTGTGTCTGAAGATATGTCGTAACATCGAAGATAAGGCTGGTGTTCAAGCCAACAACATCTAGCTTGTAGAAATAGTGACCTTTATCTTGATATGCTTCAGCAGTTGCAGCATGTATGTTGGCATCTGTGCACTTAGCTAACATCTGTTCGATAGCAAATGAACTTACACGTGTTGGAATGTATCCATTTGCAAGCATGACGATTGGCCCACCGCGTTGATCTGTAGCTAGCCACATGATGGTGTTGTTCAACTTTTTAACAGTATATGCACTTGCACATCCTGTTTCAATAAGAATACCTTGACGACGTGAGAATGTGACATTACCTGTTGTACCACCTCCTGCGTTATACCAGATTTCGATAACATTTTGACCAAATAACCACAAGTCTTCGTTGTTGCTAAGGCATGCAACAGCAATGTTAGCGTTAGTCTCCATGGTTGCGAAGTTCAATCCTTCTGCATTAGTACTATAGGAGTCTGTCCAGAAGAACTGGTTACTATTACGTTGTGTAAACACGCAGTAGCTATCAATATATGTGGTACTTGAAGCTGGTTGCCATCCATCACCTTGAGATGGACCCATAACCTGTAACTGATTTGTTGCTAGATGTAAGCCATATACTGTGCCAATATCACCGGCAACAATAAACAATGTGGTTCCATCTGTTGAATATTGTACATTTTGACTACCGCTGATGACGAAAGATGTACCTGGAACAACTGATAATGTATCACCAGCAACGTAACCAACATTACCAATAATGCCATCTACGGTAGCTACACTACCTGAAGTTACGGTAATATTTGCAGTTGCACCTTGACCGGAACCGCCAACTAATGGTACACCTAGGTGTACACCGTTTGCATAACCACTGCCTGCATTTGTAATGTTAAGTGTAAATGTGAATGGAGTCAACGCACCTACCAATACACTGAAGTTACTGCCTGCACCACCTAAGTAGCTGTTGTTAGCAGTCAATACATCTGTTGCTAGATAACCTTGTCCTTGGTTGACAATGGAAATAGAGTTAACGCCTCCACCACCCACCGAGATGAGAGCTGTAGCTCCGCTTCCACTGCCACCAATAAGAGGGACATTGTAGTAACTACCGTTAGTATAACCGGTACCAGCTGTAAGTGTACCAAAGGAGGTAATACCAGCGCCAGATGTAGCTAGTATTGTAGCAGCGAACCCGCTGCCTGTACTACCAATGGTACCTATAGGTGTCATAGACCAACCACTAGTACTACCGTCTACACCGTTTACCAGGTACAAAGTGGTACCGAATACCCAATATGTCTGTGTCTTTCCGGTACTTCCAATGGTGGCTACATAACCATCGCGTGATGGTCCAAGACCTCCAGTACTGGCTAACAATGTCAACCCACTATCACATGTCAGCTGGGCAGCTTCACCGTCTTTACCTCTACCTGCTTCGTTATACTCAGGAAAGCGACCGATAGTCTCTTGACAATCGTAGTAATAGTTCTTAAGTGTATAAGATGGACCAACGAAGCCCTTAAACTTTTGGATTTCAACTGCCATAATAAGCTCCGATTAGAACCCGAAAAATGTATCACTAGTGCTTGAATATACTCCACCTTGACCACCTAGTACAGATGGATCATAGTCCATACGTTGTAGTATCTGGCCGTTGTTACGTTTCAACATCATAAGACTGTTAACAGCTGTCTCATTAACTCCAGGAGGTGGTTCAATACCATTCTTCTGTGCAAGACGTACAGCTAGATTGTAAATGAATGCATCACGATACGCAGGTGGTAGGTTAAATGTAGTTGCTAACGTGAAGTTTGTTGGTAATAGTTGTTGCAGGTTGACAATAAGTTGACCACCACCTGCTGTTGGTTCAGGCCATATATATAACTTAGCTGTTGGCCAGTTTTGATCATAGTATCCCCAAAATGCGATGTTACTAGTAATACCCTTACCACGAATGTTATTCCAGTCACTCATGCTCAACGTAGGAATAAGTGGAATATCATTATATGGTGGTGTTGTAAGTTGTCGGAAAGAACTATCACATAACATAGCTGGACGTTGGTTGACTACAACATCTCCCGTTGGACCTACGTTTAGGTAGTATCCCCAGAAGTCTGTATGTCCAGTTAGATTAGTGACAATATATGGTTGAATGGTATAGATGAACGTATCATCACTATTTTGCTGATCTACCCAAGCTTGACCTGAGTTGATAGCACTTTGTCCTTGGGCTGGATTGAATGCCTTACCAGTACCAAGTACTCCAGATAGTTCATAAGCCTCTTGCACTGCATTACCGAATGTGTATGGTACTGACATGTTTGTCTCCTAATGATGTATTTATGAAAAAAGAGGGGCCGAAGCCCCTCTAATCTTATTACTAGGAGTGCAGGTTAACCCTGAACACGGCAAGCGATTTGTGGACGTACCCACTTCCAACCGTACAATACGTCAAGACGATTTTGTACAACGTCAGGTGTGGACAAGTACTGGCGTACGAAACGCAATGCAATACCAGTTTCTGGATCACGTGCGACGTATGCTTCAGCGCCTGGTAGATCGTCGTCTAGGTCACAGAATGCGCAGACAACGGCGTTCTTTTGCCAGACGAGGTTAACGTCTGTTGTTACAGATGGTCCACCGATGAATGTAACAGCTGCTGATGCTACTGGCATTGCTGAAACTGTCTCATCTGGTGCTGTAACTGATGGAACTGGCAATACTGACAAGCTGTATGCAGATGATGCAGCTGTAGCAGCGGCAGTAACTGTAAATACTTGTAGTTTGCTTGTTGCGCTACGTGTCAATGGGTTGATTGCATAGACACCAGCGATAACGAACTGATCACCGACGGTAACTGTTTGACCAGTTGTACCAGAGATAACCATTGTTGATGTGCCGGATGTATATGTTGAACCCGTTGCTGAACGTGTACCAGTCGTGAATGTTGGCATTGTGTTGGACTCAACGAACTCTAGTCCAGCAGCAAGACCCATCAAGCCCTTCTTGTACTGTTCTGCAATCTCTGTAGCTGACTGGAACAATCCCTTCAAGCTATCAACTAGAGCAGCTTCAGCACCTGGTGTAAGTGCAGCATAACGCTCACCCTTTGGTGCAGCTTGTTCTTCAAGACGTGCCTTAGCATCTAGGAATGGACGTAGTGTTGATACATCTGCCCCTGTGAATGCAGCTGGAACACCACCAACGTATGCGCCTGGTGTTACAAGATTGTAAGCACCTGCGGCACCGCCTGGCGTACCAACAACGGCGTTGAACAATGCAGCATATCCATCTTCATCAATGTCTGATGCCAACTGTGCAACTGCTGGCTCAATGAAACGCTGACGGAACATGTCAATACTCAATGTCAAGTCTTTTGTTGTGAAGTTCATACCAATGTTACGTTGTACAACTGTCAATGATGTTTCTGTTTCAATACTGTTGTTCAGATTGATACCACCACCGATAGCTGATTCGTAACGAACTGGAATACGAATGTTAACTGTTGAACCGTTCTTGTAACCAACACGTCCAAACAATGAGTCGATTGGGCGCATAGCACGTGGAACTAGTGTAAATGTATTGCGGAAAACGATCAATGCTTCATTTGTAATGACATTGTTCGTTAATAGTGTATTTGTTGCGGTCATAATGATCACTCCATGAAAAGGTTAAAGCCATCATGACCTTCCGGGGCCAATCAGGCGATTATTTTGCTCTTTGTGCCTTACGAACCTTCGCATAAGTTTCGAAATCATTAATCTCGTTAAGATCTGGCGTCGTTACACGTGTAAGACGCGGAGCTAACTTAGGCGGAACGTCTCCGGCTTTCTTTGTCGCTGGAGTAGCTGGTGTCAATGTGCCTTCGATACGCGTGAGAGTTCTCGTAGCAGTAACAACCTGATCGATTGGATCACTGGATGCAAACTTCTTTGCTACCTCTGGATCCTTCAACAGATTATAAGCAATCTCAGGTCCAAGATCTGTGCGAGCTAATACTGCAGCTGCTTCAGGTGACATCTTCAATGCCTCCCAAGCTTTAATGTTTACAACAGACTCATAGTCCGTGTACTTTTCTGCTGCAACCTTCGCATTCTCATTCCACTTATTGGCAACTGTCTGCACTTCAGTAGAACGAGCAGCATCTTGTTCTTTAACCGCTTGCTTAAACTCAACACGTTGTTCACCCCACGTTACCATGGCTTCAGTATAGGCTTCCATACTGTTGAAATCGCTCATCTTAGGTTTAGGAACTTGTTCCTCGAACTTACGATTTAGATCCAACTGTGGTTGCTTATCTTCAACCTTAGTCTCTTCTTTCTTCGTTTCAACAGGACGTTTCTCGAACTCTGCAATCTTAGCTTCTAATGCCTCACGTTGTGCACGTTCGGTATCACGCTCTTTTTGCAGCTCATCTAGTCTAGCCCTAAACTTCGACTTAGAAAGTGGAGCTTCTTTAGCATTCTCTTCAACTACATCATTCTTGTCAACTTCAGTGGCTTCCGAGGCCTCTGCATCTTTTTCGGCGAGCTTTTCGTTCACCACGGTTTGGAACTCTTCCGAGTTGACCGGAATCTTTCTCAGTTCCACATCTCCTAGCACCATTGCAGCGACAACAGGATCGCTAAGATCTACGGACTGTACTTCGTTTTCACTTTGTGTCATTATTAATCCTATAATGTGAGGGAGTAACCGAGATTACTCACGGATGAGCCTTTAACGTCACTCATAGTTGACGGTGAATATTTCTATTCACTACATATTTATGCCTACTTGTGCACGGAAAAATCTCTAATGTAAGAACAGTACGGGGAGGTTCAATGCGATAAAATGGTCAGTATCTTCATAATACTGCAGGAGGGATAGCTCAGGCTGACTGAGAATGTATAGCTGCTGTTCTTGCCACGCTTCCAGTGAGTCCAGCTGTTCCTGATACATGTTATTTCTTCAGTTTATCCAGTCTAGCTTCTATAGCTTCCAAGCGCTTGTAGAGTTCGTCACGGTCTGCATCAACCTTTTCATGTAATACGTGCATCTGTTTGAACCATTCTTGCCATAGCGGGTCAATGTTACCCATCGGTGTAAGTAGGTTTCTCTTAGGTGGTTGACTCATCGCTTCTCTCCAGTTTAAGTTTATAAATGACAGCTTTCCCACCATGCTTAAAGCCGAACGCTACCTCATATTCAGGTGTACCGTATAGGAAAGAACTAACCATATGATGTAATGCAGGTGTAAGCTCCTGAACAAGAGCGGTTACCTTCTCTTCTTGTTCTCTCCACTCTTCATACGTCTGGCTCATTTCTTCTCCTTCGTCTTCATGGCTTCCTTAGCTACAGCGTAACCAATAGCAACCGCTTGTTTCACCGGTTTACCTGCTTTCACTTCTGTAGCAATATTCTTACTCATTGCCTTCTTAGACTGGCTTTTGATCAGTGGCATTGTCATCTCCTTGTTGTTTAGTAAGGTGTGGGAGAAGCTCATGGAACATCTTCTCGATATGTTCAACGTGATCTTTCACTAGTTCTGTACGTTGTTCAATACGTGCAACAGTTTCGTCACGTTTTGCACGTAGAAGCTCTAGCTCCTTCTCATGTTGATAGGTTACATTCTCAACCTGTATCTTACCCTGTGTCTTGATAGCATCAGTCTTGTTCAATAGACGTTCCTTGTCATACTCTTGTTGCAACAATGTCATCTCTTGGGTAAGTTGCTGTACTAGTGTATGAAGAGCTTGCATCTGTGCTTGAGCTTGTGGTGGAATAGGCATCTGTTGATCACTGTCAGAGGCAATCTGTGGGTACAACATGTTGAACAACTTGACTAGACGTTCCTGAACAATCTCACTGCCCGGGAAGCTCATTCTACCAACGAGAATATCACGTAGTACTGGAGAGACGCTAGGATCAATGCGCATATACTCCAACATCTGCTCAATAGCCTGCTGGTTCTTAGTAGCGTACGCTGGGCCAGTGTTAACAACTACACCATACTTACCTACTCCAAGCTGATGGTTCTTCTGTTTACCCGTCTTTTTGTCAGTAAATATCTGGTTAATCAGTACGATTTCCTGTGTACTATCAGGGTTAACAATACGAATAGCACGAGGCTGATCATACACCTTAGGAATAAGGTCGATGATGATTTCCCCCAAGTGCTCAATACCGCGCACCATGTTATGACTAAAGTGCATGTTACTTTCTTGGCCTTGTTGAGCTAGTGTCTTGATAGCAACCCCGCTTTGTTCATTAGGTGTTGCACCTAAACCAGCATCGAAGATACCAATAACGCGCTTTAGGTCATCTTCTAGCTTCTGACACCAGGAGAGAAGATCTTGAATCTGTGCCGTTTGGTCGGCACGTTGAGGTACTGGATTTTGTAATGGCACTCCATCTTTATCCTTCTCTTTCCTATACGCATCATAGGGAAGGATACTCCAGTTCTCTGTATTGCTCGTTTGCCATGCAGCTTTATATGGCTTAATACTGTTCATATCAGCTACCCATGGTGCTTTATTACTACTACCAACGCGACGTGCTAGTGAACTTGCAGCATAGTTGAGCATCTTTTGTGTATCTTTAGCGAAACGGATAATGCCCCGCATATCGCGTTTTCCATCTACAATACTTTGTGGACCGATAACGGCACTAAATGGTAACCATGCACCTCTCCAGGTACCCTCAGAGAGTATCTCAATACCATTAAAGTCCATCCACTTGACTGTCTTCTTGACACATGAACGTTTACGGCTAACAATCTTGACATCACCATGCTTACCTACAATACGATCATTGTCATCAGTGTCTTCAGGTGTAACTTCCGTTTCAGGAGTGTAACCTTCTAGTTCACTTACAACACTACCATCGCTGCATAGATATTTGATGTAATCGACACAGTCGTAGTACCAATAACGACATACGCGAATCTGTTTATTTTGTGTCCAATCTGCTAGTTCCATGCCAGGTGCACTAAGGTCAACACTTGACATGGTAGAACGTGGGAACATGCGCTTATACTCAGCGTAGGTGTAGTCGAAGATCTCGAACCAATAGTTAGCATCACGCATGTCAGGTTCAATAGCACTTGGATCTGGGATGATATGGAAGGGATCATATGCAGAAGTGATAGTGATCTCTTCATCGAATGACTCAGGATCAGGATAATCGATCTCAACTTTAAGAAAACCGAAACCTGGCACTAGTGCACCATTCTCACCCACCACGTGAATGTAGTGACTCTTAGCATGGCTACGCGCTTCAATATGGCGCATGAAACCATCATAAATCTTAGCTACTTCTTTACTAGCATATTCGTCTAACTCATGTACACTCATGCTGATATCCATCTGCCAGAGTGCATTTTGTACCTGCATGACAAAGTTAGGTAACATGTTAACTTCAATAGTAGGTTCTTTCTTCAAGCGCCCGATAGTCTTGTAGGCACTATCCCACTGCTTACCGCGATAGAAGCGAAGATCATCTAGCTGTAGCTTGCGGATCTCTTTCCATACTCCAACGGCAGTGACGAATAGTTCCTTAGCATCATCACGACGCTTCATCATATCCTTATACTTGCCATCTGGGTCATTTTGTAGGTTGTTGAGATCGACGTTTTGTAATGTTGACATGTTATTTCCTTATAATGGAATATTTATCATTTTCTACTGCATCATCCAGCTGTCTTCACGTGAATCCCCGGAATAATCCTGAAGTTCCTTAAGATCTTGCACTTCACGTTCCTTCTCAATATCATGTTTACTCTTAGCATGATCATGGCCAGTCAATGCGATATAGCGCCAGTTATCCATCAAGTGATCAGCACCTTTGATCTTACCGTCTTTGATGGCATAACCGGACCATTCTGAACGTGTCTGTGGAAGATCGTCGAATACCTTCCATTTGTCATCTAGTATCAGCTGGTAAACTACAGCATGTCCACCACGTAACGCGTTCTTTGCACCATGTAGATCGATACGAAACTGTGTACGATATTGTTCCATCTCATGTCTACCACCGTCGTTGATATCAATCTTACCGCCAGATGGGTCACATATACCAGGAATATCATAACCAGCAATCTTATTCTGGTCCCAGATAGCAGCTGCATTTTGTGACAATGGTGCCTCAGTACGATAATACTCCCAATATTGGTAATGTACGCCGGTATCAGGATCAATAGCTACCCATGCAATAGCGGTAGGATCTGGGTTCCATCCAAAGTCAAGTGAGAACACTCGCTTATAATGGTCTGGTATCTTAAAGCGAGGTACAAATATCTTCTCAGGTGCGCAAGGGTAGATCAATCCTTCTCCAACTAGTGCATCACCTCTTGAACGCGTAGCACGCATATATGCCGGCCATAATCGGAGTAAGGCCTCCTTAGCACCACGTGTAAGGTGAGGTGCATCATCGTTAGCTGGATCGTCTAGATCCCATCTCAACCGTGTGAGATGTTTATCTTCACTTATTGGTCCAGTTACAGATGGCTTACCTTCCATAAAGTTCTTAAGGAAGTCTGTCATACCGTTCATCGGGGTGAAGTTGATCATTACTAGGCGGTCATCACCCATCGTTAACGTACGTGTAATAGCTTCGTTAAACAACCCTGGAGGTGGTTCCTCGTCGAATAGCACATTTGCCTTAAATGCCTGGAAGTCTTCACGTCTCATACTATACGTGTTGATGTATACGTTACAAAACTTACCAGATATGTGCTTGACACGAAAGCTACCAATGTTAGTTCCTGTACGTTCTACCTGTTTCATAGTAGCATGGTCTAATGTATCACCGCGTATCATACCGGTACCAAAGTCACCTACTGGACCTAATAATGTCTGTATGATAGACTTACGTAATAGGTCATATGTTTCCCCTACGATTAGCCAGTCACATGCACGTGATAATCTCTTACCTTTCCACCATGGTGGGTAAATACCGGTAAGATGGCAGGAGAGCTCATAGCAACAATCTTGGGATTTACCTGTTTGGTTCGAGGCTTGAATCAATCGTACCCAATGGGTCTGCCCGGCTTCGAAGAACGCCATATGGTTCTTATACAATGCACGACGGAGCGGGCCATCTTCTGGAAAGATCGTATCGATGTGGTTATACCGTTTCTTACGTTCAAGTATCTCTGTGATAGCGAACAGTTCATCGATGTCACTCACTATCTTCACCTAATAGTTTCAACTTTTGTTCAGCTGTCAATGTACTCATATAAGACTTGATCATGTCGAAACGCTTCTGTTCCAACTCTTCCACCGACAATGTCTCATTCTCATCTGTCTGCTGTACAACTGTAGGTACACCTTCCATCAACTTATTGTTCAATGTGGATAAAAACTTGGGATACTGTCCGCGTGGATCATCATTGTCAAGAAAACGTTCACGTAACTTCAACAGTGCCTCTGCAGTCAACTCATGCATGGGCTTCTTACATACTGCCTCAATGGTACGCAACTGTAACAATGATGTTACATACTTACCACTAGTACTTCCTTTTGGTCTTCCACCTGCCATAATAGTGCTCCGAGTTATTGAACTATTTAACTATGTGATGTATTTATGATATCTCTACCACTTTTTCCTTGCATTAGGTGACTGTACCGGACCGTGTGTATGTGGTACGTATACCTCTTTCATATTCAATGCACGTTTAAGTTCTCTACGTTGCCTCTTAAGTTCAAGATTTTGGTTACGTATTTTCTCCTTCTGCCAGTTTTGATACGTCTGTGTACCTTCAACAGTGACGTACATGTTGATCCAATCCCATCTCTCCTGTAGATGTTCTGGACATATTAGATTTGATCTAATCTGGCGATGTATTGACTTCCAATGACCGATAAGCTTACGTTGCTTCTCAAGAGGTAAGTCATCAGCCATACAGATAGGTTCTGGTTGATGGTTCATCATCTGAGAAAATAGTGTGTACCAACTTTGCACATTTATTGTTGGTGCTTGTATTGTTAGTGAACGGATATGGGTAGCGTTAGCGTTACCCATCGTGGATGGTGGAAGTGTCACTTCCTTAACTCCTTTATCTTCTCTTTCAACTTCTTCTCTTTCAACTTCTGTTTCGCTTTCCTAAGAATAGCTTTCTCTTTCCTAATACTTGCGTGAATACTCTTCAATAACGCACCATGTGTCTTATACCTACCCTTCCTACCACCTTCATGCATGTTCATACACATGGGGTCAGATAGCAGATGATGGGGTACTAGTCGTTGTTCAGCCTCATATGCCTCATCTTCGGTCTTGTATTCATCTAGTACCTTCGTCTTCCATGTATCACGTGCGTACTCATCTCTCGTAAGTGCAAGCTTCAATCGCACTCCGCTGCCGATGTATTCACCAGATCGTACCTTCTCGGTTATTCCCTTTCCGAGGTAATACAATCCACTAGGATGTGTTGTCTTATATGTACAATAGGTCATAGTGAGCTCAATACGCCTGCGGCTTGTGTAATAAGTGTCAATAGGCGAACTAGTTCCTCTTTCTGGTACAACTCACCAGCTTCTTGTGCAATCGTATACTGCGTCTGTATATCGGCTAGTATCTCATCGAACTCACTACGTGTAAGTTCACCTTTCTGTGCTTGTGCTATTGCTACCTGTATTGTTACAATAGGCTCTGTCAGGTTAGGCATACATTCTCCTTATATCTTCCAATGGTGTTCCATCTTGGTACACTGCATATGGGTAGTACCGGTAAATCTCTCTAAGTGTATCCCAGTTATACACCGTATCTCCTTCTGGGGCTCCAGTTGTGATGATGAAGGTAAACCCGTTCAGTTTTATCACCCTACGCACATCAAGTGTCTCAGACAGCTTTCTCTTCATCTCACGCAGTACGAGTCGCTTTTGTACATCCCAGCTAAGTGGTTTCATGCCCTTCTCGCTGATGTCGTAAGTTGTTTCACGTAGTTGTTGAACTCGACGGGTTCAACCTGTGCTGTTCCTAGATCGAACTCACTTACCCTGTCGTGGACATCATCAGGAAAGACGAATGTGCACTTCTTCGTGTCATTCTTCTCTATGCCAATCAACGCAAATCCCTCACAACGAAGGTAACTTGCAAGTATGATATCTGTTGTTCGGTACATATTACGTCTCCAGATCTAGTACATATTTCTTATAGCATTCCATCGCTACATCTCGTGTGGCTCCACCTAATGGGGTGTTATACCTCAGTTTGTAAATACTCCAGATACCTTCCAGGTCATCTTTACTGGGAATGGCTTCGGGTGCACGAAGATATTGCACGCGTGCTAGAATAGTAGCATAGTGGTCGTTGGTTTCCACATCCATCACACCACCCTCATCACAATATAAGTGAATGCCATTTACGATATACTGGTGATAACGGAGATAGTTGTTCCAGATGTCAGTAATAGTGTTCGGTTCCATCTGGTAGATACCTAATGCTGGACCATTAATCTGATGTCTGTACTGACCAAGATGGCTCTCGTTAGCAGATGTAAACAATAGTAGCTCTTCCACATCTGGTGTCCATAAGCTAATCGGTTGCAATGCCTGTTGAATAATCGTACGTAAATCTTGTGGTTTCATTTACCTGCCTCCCAGTCTTTGCATTTGTTCACTAGTCCGCCCACACCGCATATGATACCATATCCGGTGGCGAAGTTGACGAGATCGAATGAGTTGTGATAGATGGTCAAGCCGATGTAACTAATAAGGCCGATCCATAATGCTATAAGGTGTGGGTCAAGTGACTCGTTATCACTCAACGTAATGAGTTGTTTCAGTTTCATCTGTATATCCCCAACTGGGCGTCTTACCCATGTCTATTAATATCTCGTCACGTGCTCTTGTCTGTTTCTTCTCTACGGTAATGAAATATACAAAGCTATTCTTAACTAGTTCTGTGAAATACGAAAACGCGTTGTTGTTAGCACGTGTTACATCATATTGTTTCCACTTCTGGCAGATATCTAACATCGCCTTACCTCTCATGTCATCGATGTAGCTGTATTGGTTAAAGTTACCTCTACGTGAAAACCTCTCAACTAGTAGTAGGAACATCTCTGCTAGTTCCCGGGACATGACTCCGTTCTTCTTACATCTTACCAGTTCTTGGACCAGTATCTTGTTACTTATATAATGGATCTTGGTAGTGCTCATAAAGCAGTTCCTTCAACGGCGTACCATCTTGGTACAACGCATATGGGTGATTTTGGTATACACATCTCAAGTACTCCCAGTTAATAAGTTTATCTCTCCATTCAGTATACGCGATATCACGTCGAACATCAACGTGTACCTCCAATCGCTTACGTGACTTAGCTAACTGGATAGAGGTGGACCACTTTTGTGCACGTGTAGTAGCTTTCTTTGGTAAGTAGCCATGTCCATGTAACTTCCTGTACTTATCACGTGCTTTCTTAGCCATAGCGTTAGCTTTCTCCCTATTACCGGGTATTTGAAGCCATTGCAGATATTGTAGTTTTGTACGCGGCATATTACCTCCTGTCCCCTATTTATACCAACGAGGTGCGCAGGTAGGGATGTGCGGACATTCGATGCACGGAGGAAGAGCTGACGAGTTTCACGTCTACTTTAACATCTTGTACATCTATTATTCACATGTGCGCAGTGTAGGTTATGTATGCGTTGTACTTGATGTACCGCTTCGTTGCACTCAGCGGCGTTCACTGGACCTCTCATCTGCTGGCGCATTCGAGGTCCATCGAACTAGTCCACTTACGGGAAAGGAACAAAGTTATCCCTAATCCCCAATGGATTTCTTACGATTGTGAACTGGCGATCCCCAACCTAACGCGTACTTGGTATGTACTCGTATCTGCAACCACCCTGTTGTTACGAGAGTGTTCCCGCCTGCTGTCTACTCCACACTTCAGATAATATGTGGCAGCTTCTAGTTACCTATGGGTATACTGTTATGTAATGCACTCGCCAAAACCTATACATCTACGACTTCCACCTGGAGTGTCGCTATGTATCGCCCGGTCGCCACTACACATCTCTACCCTTCACAAAAGGAGCATCACTTCACTTTTCTGCCACACCACTTACGTGCTATGTCCAGCGCTTGTTGCTCATCAAGTCCTTGTAAAAAGAGAGCCCACCATCGGCGGAAAGTGGGCTCTCTTCACAACGCGCACCATTGCGGTGCTAAGGATTCTATATCACGCCGATATTGTATTTATCCAACTCGCGGATAACTTTCATCTGTGTAATGAGTTCTTGAACTTCTTCCACAAATCGTACACCCATAACAATATTATAACATCTATCGCGCCAATAATCAACGTGCAGAATATATCATGAAGTGCACTCATTTTCGTAACTCCTGAAGTTTACGTCTATACCTCCATACGAGCTGCTTTGTGTACGGTTTTAGTGCACTCATATGATCCCTGAAGTAGTTCTCGATATCTGATCTGCTCGTTCTAAGACTCAACTCAAGTTGATAGTCCTCACGTAATGCGATATACGCAAGAGTTCGGATGAGTTTGGTTCTTTTATTCATTTATCCACCTATGTATCAATACACGTGGAGACGATAACTTATTTATCTCCACGTGTATTTCATGGCTAATGTGCGGTATAGCTAATGTTCATACCCTCGACAATGAAGTGCGATACGAGGCTAGGATCGAACGATGGGACGTCACGGCCGCGACATCGTCTCCGCATCCTTAGCAAAGTTCTCGTCACCATTCATTACCGTTACGATATGTTGTTTCATTTATTGCTCCTCGAATATGTTTGCAAGATCGAAACCAAGCTGACGACACTGTTCAGCGATATCGTCCAC